CATCAGGCGAAGCCCCCGCCATCATAGTCGGGTGCTGAACAAATCCAACCTCATCAACTAAGATGCTGTTCTTCATCTCATAAGCCGCCCGAGCAAGTGGCTCTGTCTCTGTGCCATGCGCCATTGCCGCAGTCGAAAATGATTCTGCGCCCTTGCCTGTCAAGCGTTCACAGATAAGCTGTGCCAAGTAGTTGTCGCGGCTCGCGGCATATCCTGTTTTGGTACGAGCCACAATGTCTTGCACCCTGCTAGCAGTTACCCGCCCTAGACGCGCGGCAAACCATTCTTCTGTGCCTTGTTCCATGATTTAACCTTGACTTTCTGCAAGAGCTTTTTTACGAGCATCTTTTCTTGCAATAAATTTTTTCTGCGATTCAATGTTGCCATTGGCAAATTGATAAGCCGCAGTAAAAGCGGTTTTCAAATCCTCTTCTGTTGCAGATTCATCAATTGCGGCAAGATGATCAAGCATTTTTGACTCATCAATTTTCTGAACAGCCGCATTGCCATCGTCATCCTCTGGGGCGATGCCGCAAGCCGACATGACGCTGTATCTCCGAGCGTATGTCAACGCGCTACCAAAGCCCTGCGCGTCATGCTTCACAGCGGGAATATGAATCTTGCCGCAATTTAATATTTCCCCTGATTCGTGAATAAACAATGTTTCCACAATCACGCCTGAATCGCATTCGCTTAGTTGTTGAACTAGGGCAATGCCGTTATTGTTCAGCGCATCAATAACCGCCTCAATACAAGCCGACAGATCAGCATATTTAGATTTGAAATGCGGGTTCTTTGAATTCTTGAGCGCAGGACCGAATTCTTTTTGTGCTTTGACTAAAGCTGTTGCTATTTGTTTCATTTGATGGCATCCAGTTGTTGTTTAATTTCAGAGATCAATTCTTCGTGGAGATTGACGATGTAGCAAAGCTCGCGTATCTTGCCCTGCAACATTCCGACCTGATAGGAAAGCCTATCTCTTGGCTCGCCCCCTTCAAAGAGGCGAGATGAATCCTGCGCTATAGAAGCGATAATGTAATCAGCGTTAACTTGAGTCATCTTAGAATTCCTTTAATTTTTATTCTGCGTTTTCTAAATAAGCAGTCAATCGTTTTATTCTGTCAGCGTGATAATCTGACATACGGCGAGCGTATTCCATCCCTGATTGGGCATCAAGGAAACGCCTCTTTGCTTCTTCAAGCTCCTTTGCCGCCATTTCATTCGGAGATGGCATACGCCACAAATCCTGTATCTTGTATAGCAAGTTCATCTTCAGCCCCTCCAAGCAAGCATTACGCCAATGCCGCCAAAGATGACGATGGCTAAAACACATTCAACTAAGGCAGTAATAATTTTTTGTTTCATTTCATTTCCCTTTTTAAATTAGATGAAAAAATTGCCGTCTTTTATTGATTCCCAAATGTCTACTACTTCAACATACTGGCCATAAGCAACGGCTCTGTCAAAATCTGTCTTGTCTGTAATTTGGTTTGTTCCATTATTAGAAACAAATCCCCACACTTGCTCCATGTGGTTGATCTTGTTTTCTAATTGAGTAAGTAAATTTTCTTTGCTGAAGCGAATCATAATAAATCTCCCCATTCTTTCGCGTCGGTTTGTTCGTTGTAGCCCTGTGTATAGGCGGCTCGTTCTTCTGCATTCAAATTAAGAACATATTCAGAAGCCAATGAATCGCCAACAAAATAATGCGGATTGAAATCGCGTCCGTAATATTTGTCAGCTGACCCTCTGTCGTATGCACCGCCATGTCGTGTGTATTCTGTTTTCATGCTGTCCTCTCCTCAAGAACTAAACCAATGGCATGATCACTCATGCCGTCGTTGCCTGTGCCAAGTTTTTCGTATGCGGCATAGGCTTCTGCGTAGTTGGCATAAGTTCCAATGATTTGATCAGTGTCTTTGTGGACAATGTGGTGTGGGCGGTCTTCAATCATGCTGTTGCTCCTTCGTGGTGCATTTCGTAGTAGGCTTGAGCATCTTCAGCAGTTGATGCTTCCCATTCGCGGCAGATTGCAACCTCATGGCCATTGTTGAAAACAGCCATCCAAGCCGCAGGAATAGTGCAGTTCAGGCGGTGATGGAAATATTCCGCTTGAAGGTAAACTTCTGTGATTTTGAATTGTTTGAACATCTTGATTCCTTTTAAAAGACCCCGACTGAAATTGCAGGGCATAGAAGAATTATAAGCCAGATTATTTAGGATTCGAACACCCCCCATCAAATTATTTTGATGAGGGGAAACCCTTGCTTATGCCAACAGCAGGGATTCGGCCTCGCTTTTCATGCGGTTGCCATTGCCAAACCATGCGTTGTTCATGCGGCTGTCGACATTGTGGCCTTTGTCGTGGTCAATGTATTGGGTGACAGCATTGAGCAAGCCCCATCGCGTACCCCCTGCGCCCTGCAAATCTGCGCCCATGCCCTTTCCCTCAAACAACTCAAGTACCTTGTTGTAGCCGCGAGATGGCTTGAACTCGGCAGTCTTTGGGTCAAAGTTTGCGGGGAATAAATTTGTCAAGAAGTCTTTGACAAAAGTGACACCGACTTGCTGACGGGCAAGATGGCGGTACTTGTCCATCATGCCGTCAAAGCCGCTAACCACTAGGCCGAGCCTGTCACGCATCAGGCTCGCATCAAACTCGCGACCATGCGTAATATTGAACCGACTAGGGGCAAACTCATTGTCAGCGGCTGAAAGCGTATTGTTGCAGACCACACGGACGCTAGTGAATTGGCCAACAGTTGCCGTAGAGCCATCAAAGCTAGTGGACAACAGCAAATAACCGCGAACGGCATCATCGCCAAGGACACAGGCCTCTTTGTTTGTGTTTGCCAATGCCCAAATGCGTTTACCGCCTTTAATCGCCCCTGCGACCTCCAGTTTGAATCCTGCGCTTTGCATCAGCACATTGAAGAAGTCCAGAACATCTTTGGGCTGATGGAGCTTGTAGCGGTCTGTGACCAAACCGAGCGGGGCAAATGTGTCGCTACGATAGACAACATTCTGGCCATGAACGCGCAAGGTGTCCTGTACTTCATTGAATGGTTGAAAGCGAACTGGTGAAACTTTCGCCTCCCAATCAAGCCCCGCCATTTTTGACCATGTGTCAATGTCAGCGTCAGGGTTCAATTCCTGACCGAGACCATGCCAAGGCTTCTGACCAACATAAGCGATCTCTGCCATACCTGTCGTTGCGTTTGTTTCGATTAAATGTGCCATGATAAATTTCCTTTAATTAAATTTCAGAGTTGAGGGCGGGGGCTTGCGCCCCCTATTTGATTAACCGATCAGCAATGTCACATCTTCAACATCTTGAAGATTTGCAAGGCGACCATTGTTGTTGATGCTGTATTCAACTTGAGCAATCGTTGGAACGCGCAACAATGAATAGTCAACACCTTGAATACATTGGCTTGTTCCTTCGTACCAAGTCAAAGTAACCATCAATCCATCAATGCTTTCAACTGTTCTCACTTGCGCTTCAGCAGAGTCGCTAGTGACAACTAATTGACCGACACGGATTTCAGACAGTTTGATTCTTGCGTTTTTCATTTTCAATTTCCTTTTAAAAGACCCCGAGGGGATTGTTGTGATGTGACAGATTGCACATCTCAAGGCTCACAGCATGAGCCTCAAGATATGTAATCAGGCAACGATGTTGAAGTGGAAATGCACTCCGTATTGCATTGCACTAGTGCCGATGAAGCAAGGGAAGAAGCGGCCATCTGTATGGGTCAAAACCATGTAACGCAATTGATTAAAATCAAATTTGTCAGAAGGGAAAACTTTCTCAACAGCTTTGATTGCATTTGCAACTGTTGCGTAAGTTTTGTTTGGTGTGAGTTGAACTTGAGTTGACATTTTGATTTCCTTTTAAAAGACCACAAGATGTTTGCGGCATGAATGAATTTTGCATCAGAAATAATAAAAAACGTATTTATTCTAAAAATATTTATAAATTCCCTTATTTTTGTATGTTTCGTTGTTTTTTTGGCACAGTTTACAGCTGTCCACTCAGGGTTTCTACTTATTTGCGTTAGCTAAACTTGCTTATAATGGAGACATGAAAAAAAATGATGCTATAAAACTTGCAGGAAGTATCAAAGAGCTTGCGCTTCTATTGGGCATTTCTCAACCCGCGATTTCCATGTGGAAAGAGGATGTGCCAAAGATGCGTGTCTTTCAACTTCGTGCTTTGAAACCTGAATGGTTTTTGTAATTTGAAACACGGCTAGGATGGATTAATTACCCATCTGAAAAGAGTTCTCCCCCTCTCCTGCCGAGGTTTCTTTTAGGGGGCTGTTTGAAAAGGGCGGCTATGCACTATTACCAGTTCAATATTGGTGACTACCACACGCACACACTACATCTGAACGAGATGGAGGATTTGGCTTATCGCCGAATGCTTGATTGGTGCTACTTACATGAAAAAGAATTGCCTTTGGACTACGAGCAGATCGCAAGACTGATTCGGATGCGGTCGCATACGGATTGCATTGCAGTAGTAGTGCAAGAGTTCTTTACGCGACACAATGATGGTTGGATTAGCGACAGGGTATTGCAAGAAATTGAACACTACAAGG